CAGACATTAGGACCGTAGATCCTGGACAACATCGTAACACCATTTTGACCACGCTTGATAACATTACTCTTGAGTACGGCTCCGACGCTCTCAGCTGAACGGATCATTACTTCAATAGATGTGTTACTAACGAGGCCATCATCTCCTCCAAAAATACCTGGCACGTCAAAAGCCTCACGTGGGGACATGAACTTCCCATTCTGATGGCGTGTTTGACGGCAGGTGAAATAATGAAGGAACTTGTTATCCAGGGTGTTATCAAGCGACGTTCCGGGAGTTCCGGAAACTTGCGCTGGACCTGGTACAACAGTGTTGATGGATGGTTCCCGGAATTTGCCTCTTCCAGGGATGTTGAACATGCTGTTCATCAAGATGTTCAGCTCTTGCACGTGTTCAGCGTGAAATGCACGAGTATACAATTTCTCTTCAAGGCGTCTGAAGATGGCACTCTTGTGTCCGTCCCAACGTTCATAGTCGGTCACAAGTACCCACTCCGAGCTCATACATATTGATGAAACCCTTGCAGCTATGCTGATTGGAGTGAGCCCAAATGCGTACCATTTGAAATCTGTATTACCTTGTGCAGCCTGGTTTTTAATGTAGTCTGCAAAGGCATACGTGTATGTTGACATGTCGCGTTTGTCAGGGCCGTTAATGGTGCCTATAGCTCGTGGGTCCTTCACGTTCGCATATGCTTCCTTCTTCATAAAATATTTAACTATTCTATGAGGGGCAACATCGTAAAGTGAGCTATTAAGAATGGCACGTTGTGTGGGCCGTGACTGTCTCTCATAGACCTCGGATAACTCAGTAGGATGGAGCACTCCGGGGTCTGGAAAGACAAGTTCAGCGAACTCGTCCATACAGCGTTCCATAAACGCTGAAATCGTGAATTTACGCCCATTTAGACTGTTGATCCGTCCGTCAAAAGCCCGCTTCTCGGTGGAATGGTCCAATCGAGGCGTGAAGGCTCCATGTATGATAGGGTTCATGAATGCCTCCACGGCGGGTTTGACTTCTGGTTCAGGATCGTCTAATTGGTATGTGTAAGATCTAACGGCCAAATCACTTGGGTACACTGATGCACCGTCGTGTCTGGATCCACTTCGATGGTACTCCAACAAAATGGTACTTCGGACTCGTGTTTCCTTGTAGTCCTCTGTTCCATTTGAAATGAGACCCGCTATCTGTGGGAGTTGTATGGGTGTAGCAGAGCGCTGGTTGATGATGGTTATTGATTCATCGACCATCAAGCTCGTCTCCACACTTCCATAACTCCCACATTTAGCAGTGGATATGGTACTTCCAGTTCGTGAGTGTACAACTAATCGCGAGAAACCATCTTGTACAGGTCTCAGGCGAGTCAACTTCGAAGTGTCCAACATACATGCTAGCCAGGCAGACATAATACCCCATTTTGCTACGGGTGTTAGGCTGACCATGCTATGATGTTTGTCTACA